CAATCTTGGTGTTCTCAGGCGGCTTACCGTTGAACTTCTTGCGCGACGCTGGCGCTTTGGTGCTGGCGAAGTATCGTTCGGCAACGCTGATGCACTGCTTACGGAGCAGCGTGTTGACGGTGATTTCCTGAGCGAATACCCAGGTGTCAATCTCACGCACGGTACCGCCGATGAACTTGGTGACGATGTGATCGTACAAGGTGGCGCCTTCATAGCGCGTCTCCTCAAGCTCCTCGACTGTCATCACAATGCAGCAGGTACTCAGATCGGTAATGTCTGCGGCGATAAGCGACTCGCGGATGTCCGTATAGTCGGTCGGGCCTTCGTAGGTTGCAAGGCCGCGATACACCGTCTCGACAACATCATCACCGTCTTGCTCGCGTGTGGCGAAACGTGCCTGTCCTGTGGACAGCATATCAAACAGCACGGCGTCAGGAATCCAAACACGCGCATCGAAGAACCGTTTGAGTTCCATGCGGTGGTTGATCGAAAATTCCTTGCGCATGAAGATGTGGAGGAGCGTGCCGTCGAAGTGCACCAGCTTGATGTAGCTGTTGAAGATCGAGGTCATCGCCGACAGCGTCATCTGGTAGGCATGCACCTTGGTGCCTTCGTAGATCGCAAACTCCTCTTGCCCCTTAGCTGCGAGCTTGGCCTCCGCCTCTGCCATGGCAGCATCTGGAAGTTTCAACTCCCATCTAAGGCTTGCGTCGGCTGGCTTCGACAATTCGTTGGTAGCGTGTTGCATTTTCGATAATCCCCATTATCTGAGCGTCTGGTCGTGCTTCCCGTAGCACGTCGAGCAGGATACAGGACGTGTCCAGTATGCGTGCGTCGTCGGCAATGTCGAGCCCGTCAAAGAAGCCGGCTGCTTCTGACAGGCGGAAGCGTGGCAGTGGTCCAGTGTTCAGACCGACAACCATCTTATAGACCTTGTCTTGTTCCAAGTTTGGTTGCTTTGCCCACAGAGGCTCAGCCTTAATCATCACTGGTGCGAAGCGCGTGTGCACCTCGAAGCCGTGAAGTTTCGCTTGATAGATTGCACTGGCAGCGTGGTCACAATCGACGATGAAGACGGCCTTCCCGTCGGGCTTGAGCAGCCGCTGAATGTGCTCGAAGATTTCCATGCGAGAGTGCGACCAACCTCGTGGAGACAGTTGCTGTTGCACCGAGAACAGGTCAGCTTCGGGATAGGCAAACACCAAGTCCACCTTGCGCTTGAGACGCGGTAGGACGTCGTACAGGTTATGGTGAATGATCTTGGTGTTCTTGCCTTCAATCTGGCGAGGGCGTTCAACCCGCCAACTGGTACGGGCGACTACCCAGCCATTGTGTTGCGCACACCGTGAAATGATCGACACGTCATCTGCGACATAGCAGCCACAGCTGTAGAAGTTGCGCACTGGCCACCCGTCCATTTAAGTCAACGTCGCCTCGTCATCGGAAATGTCTCGGTCATCGGTGTTGATGCCAGCACTGGCCACCTGATGCGGAGTCATTATGTGAGGAGGATTCTCTTTGGCAATGTCTGCCGGGTACGGGTGCGCCGCGCCCTTTGTGTACGCCAACATGGCATCGACAAACTTACCGAACGCTGCGATGGTCTCAGGGCTGATGGTATTCATAGCCTTAATCTCCATCCAGTTCGCGTCGGTCAGTGCGAAGCCGTAGCTCAGCGTCGTGATTTCAAACGAGGCGATGAACATATACACGCCGCCACGCGGGTCATCGAAGCGGACGACGGTATATGTGGAGCTGCGCAGGTCTTCAATTTGGACCTTCAATTCGAGAGCTTGCGCTATTGTCTCCTGATAGCTTTGCATCGGCGACTTCCCGTAGATTGGTAATGGATTTCACGTGGCTGGCACCGTAACCTTCGATCAGCGTTCGCGGATACTGCACGTCTTGCAGGACGTTTACAGATACCGATAGCTTCTCAATGGGCAGGTTGAGTTCTGCGGCAAGCGCGTTACAGAGACTGATGCGGGTAGGCATCTTGTCGGCTTCCCGTTGTGTGCCAACTTTGAGGATAGCGTCAGCATACGGGTTGGCGTAGATGTTGCGCATCAGGTCGCTGCTACTACCGTCGAACGTCAAGGCCCAGACGTGCTCGAAGGCGTACTCCAGCGGCTGAACGGCTTGAGCACCATACACCGGATTGTCGAATATGAGGAGTTTATTTTGCTCGATGTAGTCGATCAGGGATTGAATGTATTCCCGTTCGACACGTGCCATGTCAAGGCATGGTTGAGCAATGATGAAGCGGGCCCGTGTTTCCAGCAGGCTGGCTTCTGCGCGGCGCGAGTTCGCCTTGAGTTCGTTACCCTTGGAGAACGCGAGTTCTGTGGTCTTCGCGTCAATGACCTTAGCTTGTGCGCGTCGGGTCTCGGCGAAGGCAGATGCGATGGCGAAGTCACGGTCTTCCCGCAACTCGGTGAGCAGTCGATAGGCTTCATCAATGGTGAATGACTGCCCGAAGGTGATGGCGTAAATCTGGTATAGGGAGTGCTTCCAGTTCATCGGTGAAAACTCCAGAAACGAAAAAAGCGCGCTCAACCCGAAGATTGACAGCGCGCTTTTAGAAGTGCCCAGGATTATCCCGAGCACTCAGGCCGAATGCCGAGGATCAGTCGAGGTCGTCGAAGTCGTCGTCCAGGTCGTCGTCTTTGGCCTTGGACTTCTTGCCGCCTTTGTCTTTCTTGGCTTTCTTGCCTTCGCCCTTGTCTTTCGACTTGGACTTCTTGTCGCCTTTGCCTTCGGCTTTGGCGGCTTTCTTGTCGGCTTTCTTGTCGGCCTTTTTCTCGGACTTCGACTTCTTGCCTTCTTTCTCGGCTTTGTCAGCCTTCACTTTCTTGCCGCCCTTTTCAGCCTTGTCGGCTTTCTTGGACTTGGCGCCCTTTTCGGCTTTCTCGCCCTTGTCTTTCGACTTGGACTTCTTGTCGCCCTTTTCAGCCTTGTCGGCTTTCTTGGACTTGGCGCCCTTTTCGGCTTTCTCGCCCTTTTCTTTCTTGGCTTTCTTGCCTTCGCCTTTTTCGGCTTTGGCTTTCTTGCCGCCCTTCTCGGACTTCGACTTCGCCGGAGCAGCTTCGCCGCCTTCCAGCTTCTCGACGACCTTGATCTGAGCCTGGGTGGCTTTCAGACCTTCCTGAGCTTGCTTCAGGGCTTTTTCGAGCGAAGCAACGGTGCCCTTGGCAGCACGTTCTTCTTTACGCAGGCGGGAGACTTCCTGCTTCTTGTTGATGGAGACGTCGTTCTTGGCCATGCCAGTAATTCCTGTTCGAATGGGGATTAGACCGCGAATTCTTATCGGGGTCGAATTGCGTTTTCAGCATACAATGAATTAGTATGCGCAAACTTGTGACGCACGAGGGCGATTACTCACCCTCGCTTGAAACGGTGCGGCCGCTCGCTTATGCAGCTAGGCAGGCTAGGCCGCGCGCCGATGGTGAGGCCGAATCAGTCGAAGTCTTCTTCGTCGTCATCGTCGTCATCGTCGTCGTCATCGTCGGAGTCGTCGTCATCGTCGTCGTCCGAGTCATCGTCGTCGTCATCGTCGTCCGAATCATCGTCATCATCATCCGAATCATCGTCGTCGTCATCATCATCGTCGTCCGAGTCATCGTCGTCGTCGTCATCGTCCGAATCGTCGTCGTCATCGTCGTCGTCATCCGAATCATCATCATCGTCGTCGTCGTCATCGTCGTCGTCGGAGTCGTCGTCTTCCGAGTCGTCGTCATCGTCGTCCGAATCGTCGTCATCGTCGTCCGAATCTTCCGGAACGGTCGAACCCACCACTGCGATGGCATCGTCGATGCTTTCGACGCCGGCTTCCTTCATTTCCTGCAGGAGAGCCAGCAGTGCGACAGCCAGGCCAGCGGTCAGCATTTCTGCGGAGAACGCTGGGGCTTTCGCTTTCTTCGACTTCGATTTCTTAGCCATGTTTGACTCCAGATTGTTTGTCAGGTTTGATGCAATGAGATTTTACAGTTTGCAGCAGTGTCGCTGCTTTCACAACGACACTTTACAGATTTGCCTTACGGCCGATCAGCTGGGCTTAGTCGTCCAGGTCGTCGTCATCGTCGAGGTCATCATCCTCGTCTTTGGCTTTCTTCGACTTCTTGGACTTCTTGCCGGACTTCTCAGCCTTGTCGGCTTTCTTGTCCTTCTTGGACTTCTTGCCTTCGCCTTTCTCGGCACCGGCTTCGTCTTCGGCCACGACGGTAATGCGAACACCGTCATGTTGATACAGCTTCACAGTTTCACCACCAGCGGTCTGGATGGTCATGACGCCCTTGCTGTCGTCGGTCAGCTTACCGACAACTTCGCGGATCGGCACTTCGCGGATCACGGTGACGGAAGAGACTTCACCGACGGCACCGAAGACTTCGATCACTTCGCTGCGGTGGAAACGGCTGACAACCATGCGTTGCGAAGCGCTGGTACGCTTGTGACGCAGGACGACGGTGTCGCCGCTGTCTTGCACCAGGAAGCCGCCGATTTCAACGGCTTGCTTGGCGAGGACGGTGAAGGTGAACATCGCGCTCTTGACCTTGAAGCTGGTCTTGGCGCTGATGTTCTTCAGGCGCTTGGCGATCTTGTCGCTACGGGTCAGACGGTTCGCGGTGTTGCGCGCCTTCTTCTCTTTCTTCTCTTTCTTTGCCATGTTTGATTACTCACCATCTTTTTCGAGGTTGAAGGCAACGAGGAAATCGCCACCGTTGAACAGGTTGTCTGCGTACTCGTCAGCATCGAAGCCTTGGATGCCGAAGAAGTCGCCGCCTTCTGCGACGTTGCGGAAGCTGAGGACGCTGGCTTCTGGATCGGTTTCGCGAATCCAGTTGAAGCAGGCGGCCACTGGCTCGTCGATCAGGTCCTGCGAGTTGAAGCCCGCGTAGATCGTGGTCGGCATGCCGGCCTTGATACCAGCGTTCTCCAGGTACTTCATGTGTTTCTTGATGACCTGCTCGAACTTGTTGCTTTCCTCGCGGATCAGCAGCGGGATGCGCAGGTGTACGATGAACTTCACAGTTACCGTAACGTTGCGCACCGCCGCGTCGGCATCATCGTCGTCCAGCTGTGGTTGGACCAGAGCACGGACGCGAACGTAGTTGCGGGCGTCGAGCAGTTCGCCTTCTTCTTCACCTTCTTCAGGCGCCAGCTCCAGCACCGGAGTGCCTTCGTAGACCGGGAAGTTTGCGAACAGGGTGTTCTCGGCGACCTTGATGTACTCGGCCACCAGGGTGTTCAGGATGGTGCCACCGCCGTCGGCGCTGACCACGATGCGCTCTTCGCCGTTGAGCAGTTGACCCAGGACCTTGACGAACTCGGCCAGAGGCTTGCGCAGTACGCCGATGCGGTGGCTGCGTTCGTTCAGGCTCGACAGCGGCTGGATCACGTTGAACTTCTGGTCGTCCAGCTCGTAGCTGTTCAGCTCGATCAGCTTCTTGTGGACTTCGTCGTTGAACAGGTTGACCACGAAGTTCAGCTCGGGCTTCACGGTCAGACGCACCAGGCCTTCGATGCCGGCGCTTTCGCGCAGGAGTTGCTCGAAGCTGCGAGGTGCAAACTCTTCTTCCAGATCGACGCCGTCATCGACGTTTGCAGCCAGGTTGGTCTCGCCAACGGTTTGTGCGGCGCGGTCAACTGGCAGGCCGGCAGTGTTGCCTTCGTCTACTGGCTTGGCGCTGGATGCGAGTTGTTGCTGTTGACGTTCGCCGTCACCGATAATGTCGTTCACGATTTGACTCCTTTAACCTTCGAATAAGAGAAGCAACGCTTGATGTTCACACTTTTGGGACTTGGTCGAATGTTCAACCCAGTCACCGTGTACTGATCGTCGAATGCCCGCTCGAACTGAGCAATGATATTATCAAGTCCAGAAAGAGCTTTGTCCTCAGTGTATTCCACACCCAGGAAATCGACTACAGGATGGTGCAGTGTACGGAAGCCCAACGACTGGAGGTGAACCTTTTCTTTCACCAGAAGCTGTGGTGCCATGAGCTTGCCATTCTGGTAAACAAAGATGCCGGAAGCCACGAATCGCAAGTAGTGCTCGGGGAACCGCCGGGAGTATGCTTCCTGTTCGGCTGCAATCTCGGCGGCGCTGTTCTCGATGCGTTGCTCTAGCTTTTGTTTACGCTTTTGGTACTTGGCCAGTTCCGACGCATAACGCTTCGGGTTGGCCTCATACTTGACGAGCTTTTTAAGGACCTCATTCAACTTCTCCCGCAGTTCAATGACCACATGGTCGAAGTCGGTGCTGCGAGGATCCTTTACACTCTCCAGATACCTGTGCATCAGCGCACTGACGGTGTTGCAGTCAGGGAAGTGTTCGCGCAGCAAATCGCGCTTCTGCTTCGGGATGACCAGGGTACCTTGAACCACATACAACTTGGCGGACTCGCCGAACGGCGCATAGTTCGTGATGATCTTGCGCGAGCCGTGCATACCCAGTTCAAGCGGCACGCCCAGCTGGTTTAGTTCGTCGATGGTGTAGATGATCCGTTCACCCAGATGGAGGAACCCACCATACAGGAAAGCGTGGAACGAATCACCGACCTTGTACGCACGATACACCAGGTTGATGCGAACACCTGAAAGGCGCGGAGTGATGATGCAACCACTCGGCAACGGTTGGTCGGTGTATTTCTGTTGCGTGTTGCACTTGCGCATGACCTCGTCAATCGTCTTCTCGACGGCGTTCGGCCACACGAAGTCTTTACGGGCCGTCGACTTGGCGGCTTCATAGTCCAGCTTTAGAGCAGCAATGGCTGCGGCGTAAGTCGTGCTCGGCGCAGGTTGCATCATGGCGAAGCAGGCCCAAGCCTCCGCCTTGATCAGGGATTGGCTCAGACCGAAGCCTGATGCGTACATCATACCCACGGTGTTCATGTCCGGCAAGTTGCCGTTGATGGCACCGAGAACTATTTGCCGCAGCGCTGTGGTGTGTAGCGCAGGCACAATGTCAATCTCCGAATCACCCATGCGGCCGTGATACGTGAACCGCATGTGGTCCATCGTGCCACGGTTTGTTGCAACGGTCAGCAGTGAGCGGCCGTACAGGTTGTTGAGGACAGCGTTGAGTGCATCTGCGTTCATACTTCGTACCTCCTGAGCACAGTTCACACTTTCTCGCCGAACAAGCCTTTGAGCTTTGCAGCGCCCATACGGTCGAGCAGGTCCGGTGCGTCAGCAGCCACCTTACCGGCGGCAACCATCTCGGCGTGCGCATCGACAAACGGTTCACAGAAAATCTCAACCACCGTCTGGGCGTTGTCGTCGTGCTCTACATCATCGCCGTATTGGACGACCAGCACACCGTTAACGCCGGACGTCACGGCCGGAATGGCAACCAGCGAGTGTACGCCAATCACCGCGTTCAGTTCCGCAAACTTGTCGATCACCGCATCGTCTGTGGCATCGAGGTCGTCCATGGCCGGATCGAGGTTGAGCATTTCATACGGCATCACGGCGAACGGTGTTTCGGAGTCCGCCATAATCATTCGGAGGTGCTTAATCATGTTCTTGTACTCAGTGAGTTAGGCTTTGCCAGTGAGTTCGTCGTTCCACGACTGGGCAATAATGTCGGTGAGCGTTTGCTCCGTCGGACGAATCGCGTTTGTTTGCACCATCGCGGTTACGGCGTGATGGCGCAGTTGGGTATTCAACTCGGAGAGCGTGATTTGCAGGTGACGCTCAACCATGAAGAGGATACGACGCAGTGCCTCACTGTCACGATCCCCAACAGGTTCGTCATTGTGGTACACGACCGCTGCACCTTGCTTGGTGTGGATAATCACCAGATAGTGATCTTCCTTCAAACCGGTAGGGCGGTAGGCAACAAACTCAACAGGCGTGTGCCGTACGTGAATACCAATCGAACGCACCAGCTCTACAAGGCCGGAGTTGAACTCTTGGTGAACCTTCACACCCAGCTCAGGAACGACGGACAGTTCAAACAGCATTTTGATGGCAGACAGCATACGGCACCTTCATGTTAGTGGTTGGGGCCCGTAGGCCCCGGTGGTGTTAGTCGTCGGAGTCGTCGTCTTCAACGATTTCCATGCGCGCAGCATCGGCAATGGACTTGCTGCGGAACTTGTTGTTGCTGAGGTTGAGCAGCTTGACCTCTTCTTCTTCCTCGTCGTAGCCGACCAGCAGGAACTCGGTGTCGTCGCCCTTGGCGGTCAGGCGAGTTTGACCTGGGACCATGTCGTCGCCGAACTTTTCTTCGATTTCGTCGCTGGCCAGATAGGCTTCAACAAACCCGCGCACCTTGTCGGCGTTGAGCTTCGGCGCGATTTCGGTGATGGCTTCGACCATGTCGTCAACGGACACGTCACCATCGTTGTCGGAGTCGTCATCATCCGAGTCGTCGTCATCGTCGTCATCGTCAAGGTCGGTATCGGTATCATCGTCCGCCTCGTCGTCGTCAATGTCGTCATCGTCATCGGTGTCGGAGTCGTCATCGTCGTCCGAATCATCATCCGAGTCGTCGTCTTCCTCGGGAAGTTCAACGCCCGCCTTCTCGGCAGCTTCACGGATGGTGTCGTCGTCGTTGTCGTCGTCTTCACGGATGAGGGCGATAACAGCATCGAGGTCCATCGACTTCTTGGTGGTGAGGCCGAGCTTGCGCGCAATCTTCTTGGCGTCAGCAACATCCAGCTCGCCGAGAAGTTCATCAGTCACGGCCTGGTCATCTGCATCATCGTCGTCCAGGTCGTCGTCATCCAGCTGGTCGTCATCCTCGTCATCAGGAGCAACGTCGGTGGATTCGCGGTGATCGCGGATGTACGCCTTGATTTCTTTCGCCGACTTCGCAGCCGACATGAAGGTCAGATTGATGGTGGCGCTGTCGTCGTTGAAGCGTGCGCCTACGGCAACAGGCACGACGTTGTAGGTACCGTGCGTGGCGAGTGCAGGGCCAACGTATTCGAGAATCTCCTGAGCCAGGCGCTCGGCGATGGCCTGCTCGAAGCTCGTAAACATTTTCTTTTTCTTGGCCTTGGCCGGAGAGCCTGCATCGTCTTCGTCACGGCTCACCTTGCGAGCGCGTTTGTTTGTGGCCGGCTCGTCATCGTCGTCCTTCTTGTTGCGATTGCGCGCACGGGTGGACGTTGGCTTGCCGCCATTCTCGGCCGCTTCACGTTCACGGCGTTCACGGCGACGGCGTTGACGTGGCGACTCGGTCGGAGTGTCGTCGTCCTCGTCCTTCTTGTTGCGGCTACGGGCGCGAGTGCTGGCAGGCTTCTCTTCGGCCTTGTCAGCTTTCTTCTTGCCTTTCTTCGGAGTGTCGTAGAAGAAGCCAGGACCGCGTTTGTAGATGCCATCCATGTGCGCTTCTGCGCCTTCTTCGGTCAGCACGGTACCAGCCTTCAACGCAACCTTGGCGACACGGTGGCGCACGCCGTCGATGGTGATGCGCTTACCTTCCATGCCTTTCAGATCGTCTTTGGTGATTGCCATGTTTGAGTCCTCTCTAACCTAACCTAAGTTGGTAACCAATGTCTTGTGAGCTACATGCTGCACACGCAGCCAGTTTAAACGGTTTACAGTGTTTGCGCAAGGCGCCTTAGAACATCGTTGCAGACAGCTCGGGCAACGGTTTCTGGATGGCGATCAGCGTATGGGTGATCGCGTCAACCACGTTCTTCGGCATCCCAGCATTCTGCTTGGTGGCTTGTCCGGCGTAGGCTGTGAAGCCTTTCCAGAAGTCGCCAAACTCCTCGGCACGGAAAGCGCGCCAGTCAGTGATGTGCGGAAGGATCGCACGTTCCGATCTGGCCTCGACACCGGGCTTCTGGCTACCGAAGCTCTTGCGCAGCTTGATCGTCTTGTGGCCTGCATCAACCATTTCGCGCACCTCGTCAAAGACGCCAGCAGGTACCTGAATGATTGCGCAGCGTGGCTTGTTGTGTTGCATGTGGAGCACAGGCATTGCTACGGCGCAGTGCTTGTTGTCGTCGACCTGGAAGGCATCGACGGCGTTTGCACCAAGGGCAACAGGCAGGTAGATTTTTTTCTCCTGACTGCGCACCCAGATGGTGTTCTTGAGAACCACGGTGTTGGCGTCGAGGTCGAGCGCGAACAGTGGGACGAATTCGCCAGCGTGCTCACCCTTCACCATGTGGTTCAGGTAGAACGGCAGGTCACGCAAGAACTGCGGAATCTGGTGATCGACCGCATCACCGTGGTCGTTGATGGTGAAGAACCCGCGATCGTCCAGCAGCAACACCTTGGCGCGGGACAGCAGAGCATACGCAAACACCGTGCTGCCACTGAGGCGGCTCATGGCGTACAAGGCTTCGACGATCAGCGCCAGCTCGCTGAATGTCAGTCGGCCGCGAGCGACGAACTGGTCGATCTGCTTGTTGGCATATTGAAGGGCATTGGTAGTGCTTTCGGTTTGGCTAGCACGTTGAACGTTCATGTTTGAAGTCTCACAGTTTACGACCGAGTTCGGCCGGATTGGTATCGTCAGTTATGTACATTACAGGGCCCTTGTTGTATGCAGGGGCCAGCCGCTTCCGCTTCCTGTCTTTCTCCTCCTGAGCAGCCGCTTCTCTGGCAGCCATTTCAGGGTTCTCCGAATAGTCTACGGGCTTGTTGGCCTTCTGCGCGTCGGCTGTACTCGCAGAGGGTAGAGTCCGAAAGCCTGTAGTGTCTTCGTATTGCAATGTCGGAAGGGCGTTGACTGCTAACTTACGCTTATCCGATTTCCCACGACCTTTGAGGAGTTTGCTTACGGCAGCTTGCTCCTCTAGGGCTTTACGTCGCTTTTCCACTTGCTGCTTTTTCGTCAGGCGTTGCTTAGTCATGACCTTCTTCTGCCAGAATGGTTTGTACGCAGGCGGGAGCGATGGCTCGACCGCACTTGGCGCGATAACGGCGCTCGGTGTCCTTGCTCAGGACGACGATTGTTTGCGCCTTGTCTAGGTACTTGGGCGTGTGCTTCCCATCAACTGCGATGGTGCCCCATGTCAGGTTGCCCTCGACCGAAGAGTTCTTCGGGAGCGGCAGGTTTTGTTCGAGCGTCAACCTCGCCATGTCGGCGCTGTCGATGGAAATCAGGTAAGAGTCAGCCATGACCGGCGTGGCTACAACGGCTAATGCAATAATGAGGTTGCGCACAATTCAGTTCCTTGAAATGGCTAACGGACCCGAAGGTCCGTTAGTTTGACGTTTTGTTTGGCAATTACCGACCGCGAGTGCGATTCAGCTTGGCCATACCAGGATCGTCGCTCAGCGAAATGCTGAGGGTGCGACGTGGCTCGGGCTTGGCGTGCGTGATCTTACGCACTTTCGGCACGGCACCTTGAGGTACCTGACCCGTGCTCTGTCGAAGGGACCGTTCCAGCAGCATGATTTGATGCGCCAGTTCGTTTGTCTCCGTGTCTTCAACGAGGTCCACGTCTTTCATGTTTGAATCCCCAGGTGACGGTCAGTTACGCGGCTTTGGCCTTGGTTGCTGGCTTCTTGGCGCTATCAGCCTTGGCCTTGACTTGGGCTTTCACGGCAGGCTTGGCCGCTGGCTTGGCGGCTTTGGCCGGAGCTTTGGCTGCTGGCTTGGTAGCAGGCTTGGCCAGCTTGGCGGCAGCGCGCTGTTCGGCACGGGTAGGCTTCTTGGCGACTGGCTTGCTCTCGGTCTTGGTACCACGAGCGTTGGTCGGTGCTTTGACGGCCGGCACCTTCTTGGTCGCTGCGGTAGCGGAGTTCAGAGCGTTGGTCGCGGCGGCGGCCTTCTTGAGGGCAGCTTCGGCCTTCTCGCTTGCGGTGTTCAGTTCAGCCAGAGCAGCGGTCAGCTTGGCTTCAAGGGCAACGACGGTCTTCGAGGCCTTGGTAACGCCACGGCTGGCGGCGGTCAGTTCGGTGCGAGCTTGTTTGGCCTGAGCTTGGGCGGCGACGATTTTTGCGGTCATGTTCGGTAGTTCCTGTTTGATTTGGATACGTGTACGGATTGCACACACCGAAGGGCTCCTGCGCGAAGCCCTTGAGTTTGAACAATCAGGCGACCAGTGCCGCGGTTGCAAACTTCACCCGTGCCGAGAACGCAAGGCTCACCAGCGGAATATCAGCCAGCGGTGCGTCGTAGTCCTCTGCAAACTCCGACAGCTGGTACTCGCGCACGGCGTCACCGTACTTGGCGGTCAGTGTGTCGGTCTTTGGGTTGAGCGACAGGTGAATGTTGTTCAGGTTGAAAGCAGAATGAGTGGTCATGTTCGTATTCTCTTGAGTGCGATTAGGCGATGGTTTCAGCGGCGGAGCGTAGCTGGGCGATGAACTTCTCCCGAGCGCGGACAAGCAACAGGTCACGGGTTTCATATGCCGTTGGCTGTGCCTTCATTTCCGCGAGTGTCACCAGATGCGCAAACATATACGTGGCAGTGAGTGCGCCGAATGAGCAACGCACCACGCCCGATTGACTGTCCATTGTCGTGTTAACTTTTGACATCCACTAACCTCAACTAAGTCCGTAACCAATATGCTCGAAGCATCGTCTTGCTTCGTGCGTCCATTATAGCACACTCAGAAAGCGGTTACTAGGCCGTTAACGGTTACGCTCTTAGTTCAGGAATCGAGCGTACTGGCCTATGGTGTTCTCAATCTGTCGTGCTTCTAATGCTTTACAGATGATGTGCACCGCGTTCAAGTCCGGCTCGCCGATTGCCAACTTCGCAATGTCGTAGTCGATGATCTTCTGGTGGATGGTCACCAGTCGGCGCGTCAGTCTGAATTGCTTGCGTGCGGCCTCGAAGTTTGCGGCCTGCGTCTTATTGAGCACGCGGATATCGGCGTCTTCAATGCGATCCGCGGATGCGACAAGCTTGGCGAGCGCGACTGGGCCGATGCCGTCAACACCTGGGATGTTATCGACCTTGTCGCCTTGCATCATCAACATGCACGGCACACGCTTCGGCTCCACCAGATAGTGCTTCGCGCAGTTGCGGTGCGTGAGCTCCAGATAATCCTTGGTATGCTGCTCATACTTCAGGATGCGCAGGCGCTTGCGAAGGAGCTGGGCGAAGTCCTTGTCGTTGCTGACAATCTCGACCTCCATATCTTCGTCGAAGTCGTGCGCGATGCGGGCGAGCGTGCCGATAATGTCGTCAGCCTCGGTGCCTTTCTTGTGCACCACCTTGATACCCATGGCGCGCAGCAGATCGTACAGAGGTTTGCGCTGTGGTCGCAGGCGAGCCTGCTGCTCTGGGTCTTTCTCTCGCGTGCCCTTGTACTCCGGATAAATCTTGTGGCGGTGCGTCGGATGCGGACGGTCAAACACGAACGCGACGTGCGTAGGCTTGCGCGTCTTGATCAGGCTGGTGACGATGTTGATGGTGCCCTTGATCGCGTTCGTGTGGAACCCTTTCGAGGTTTTCATTTCAGGGACGGCGAAGAAGCCACGCATGAACACGTTGCTGCCGTCGAAGATCAGGAGCTTACTCAAGGACGTAGACCTTTGGTATGTAGAGTTTGCGCCCAGCGTGTGCTTTGATCAGGAGGAACCCTGGCGACCGTGCGATCACCTCAACGGGACCGCTCGGCACATCAACACAACGCTGTGCGAGCCGGATGTTGCGAATGGTCTTGGCGTCTGACTTGCCGATGGCATCATTGTACCGCACCCAGTCATCTTGGGTGCGGCAGCCGAATCCCGGCTTCGCCATTAGGGTTGGCTGCGGTGCTTGATAGACCAACAGGCACAGCAGCACTACCCAGACGTATCTCACTGAGGGTTGTCCGGAGTCTTGATTTCATCAGGCTCCTCACCGAACAGTTCGAGGTCCCAAGACTGGGTCTTCGGATACGCGACAGGGAAGTAGTTGGCCGAGGCCCAACGTTCTTCAAACTTGCCGGTGACGTCCTTCCAGGTGAAGCGCACTATCCACAGGGGGCCGTTGCCCGTCATGACGACGGCGTGTTCCTTGATGATGACCTGCGCATCGGTATTCAGGAACTCGCAGGCTTTCGACTTGAACGTCGCGCCCACATGCTTCTTGAAACCTTCCGTGTCATTGTCACCCGCAAACTTGACGAGGCTGTAGGCGTCATCAGATTTGTGGCAGACGATGGCTTCTGGCGTACCGCGGTCAGTGAACTCATGCGGGATCACGCTTGGCACAGGGCGAACGCCCATGTTTGCGTGAGCGCCTGCAGAAGCCAGCATCAGTGCAGCGAGCAGAACCTTGTTCATCAGTCTTCCTTAGTGAGGTTGTGTATTGCTTGTTGGTAGGTGAGTTTGATCGCGTAACGGTTTGCAGCAAGCGTGACCACGATGGCGATACCGTGGCCAATGGTCACGTACAGTGGATTGTACGGACCGTTCAGGTTACACGCGATGAAGAAGATCAGGAACTGCATCGCAATATAGAACCGTGACACTTGGTTGATGCAAGCTTGGTGCTCGGTGACCAGCTCGGCGTTGGTGATCCAACGGTTGTTGTGAAATTCGCCAACGTGGTGCATCAAACAAGTTCCCAGGTGCGGTGAGTGAGTGACCACGAGGCGAAGATGTTGCCCGACGCCTTGGTCTTCTTGGTTGCAGGTACGTGACGGCGAATGATGCAGCCAAGGTGCGGCACGTTGCGCTTGGAGTGCGTGCGCCGTGCTTCCTTGTAGGTTGCATACGGCTTACTCACTGGGTACCCGTCGATTTCAAACGTGTAGGACACGTCGTTCTCCAGGTCTTGCTTCGCCAGTGCTTGGTCGTGCATCGAGGTGAAGAAGTTGAGCTGGTTGCGGTAGCGCCCGTTGATCGACTGCACCTGTTGTTCGTGGTGAAGGTCTTCCTGCTTGAGCTCCTCACGCATGGCTTTGTACAGGTTCTGCCGCAGGTCATGCAACTGGTCTGGCGTCATGCGGAGCAGATAGTCCGAGTACCAGCTAGTCAGCATCTTGGTGTCGAGGCTGACGAAGGCTTCAAGCGCTTCGCGGAAGGTACCGATGAACAGCGCGTTCTGGAACTGACCGTGTTCAGGGTCGATGATCGCAACGGCGTACACTGACTTTGGCTTGGCGATCGGGACAATCAACTTGAGCGCATCGGCGCGAGCGAACTGCCACTCCTGCCCGAGGTACCGCGTGAAGTACAACGGCTGCGTGGAGTCTGAGACTTCAACGTCACGGTTGAGGACGCTAAACACCTCGCAGATGATGTTGGCGAGTTGCTTAGGTGTCTTGGCACCCAGCATCATACCGATATCGCTACCACCCTTATTCGTCTTGGTCATGTTCTTGATCTACCAGATGCCAGAATTGTGTTTGAGAGTCGAACTTGGCAATCAGTTCAGGTTGACTACCATTTACAGATCGCTTGATCCATGCTGACGTCGAGCCATCTTTTTGGCGGTGTTTCTCTGCGAGCGCCCAGAAGTCCGTACCTTGGCTCAAGAGGCGCTTGCTGAATGCCTTGGTCAGCGTGTACTGAATGTCGGCGTCCGGCAGGTCACGCAGAATGTTTGCAGTCTGTGCCATCAGGATGTTGCGCATCGGCGCTTCGTACCGTTCAGCCAGAGTCATGCGGGTCTTGGCAAACTCCTTCCAGAGTTCGTCAAACTCGCGCCTGTGGTGGCGCTGCAGGAACTGCTTACCCTTGCCGAGTTCGTCGTCGCTTTGTGCCTGCAGGTACGAAATCATGTGGCTGTACAGGGTCGAGGTGCTGGCATCAAAGAACAGTCTGGACGCCTGCTCGAAATCGCCGACAGCCAGACCGTTGACCTCACCGTCGATCACGTCCATCGTCAACCACGTGGTGTCGCTCAACCCAAGATGAAACGGCGGATTGGCAGAGAGCATTTCCATGTGCGACGAATCGAGCGCGAACGGCAAGTTGTCGAACGGTGTGCTCGCGGGTGCCAGAACGCGATAGCGGGCGCAACGGGCGCGGGTGCTTTGGACGTGCGCGTACTGGAACATCATGTTCTTCTGGGCATCGGCCTTGTACAGCGTTGGTGCCCACATGATTACCAGTTCGGCACCATCTAGACCCATTTCGTTCTCGGCAGTTTCGGTACGCTGGGTCGACTTCCAGTGACCACGTGTATCACGGGTGAAGCCGAAGAAGTCGCGCAGTTCGTTCTGGTGGGTGAAAACTGGCTTGCTCATACAAACTCCCATTCATTGAGTGTGGTGTTGCTGTACAGGTACGGTTCGGTGACCTCACCCAGCTTGCGCCAGATGATCTTCGGACGAGCACGCGAACCTAGGCTGTGCAGCACACGGTTCATCAGCGCGTGAACATTCAACGTCCAGCCAGCACCAGCTACGTCACCAATGTCACGCAACTGGTAGCGCACTTCGACGCCGCTACGACTGGCGATCAACTCGTCGGCATGAATGATCTTGACCATGGCCGCAACATATTGACTGACTGCCGCCTCAGCCTTTTCGTCGGCCTGGGTTTGAATCAAGGACAACTCGTCTGCTCTGGCGCTCTGCAGGAAGCGAGCCGTCTCGCGGAGCTTTCCCACGCCGAGATTGGCGAGGTACTCCAAGTAGCTTTGACTCAGCGCTTCGGACGAGTCTTCAAGGTAGGCTTTGAGCGCCTGTGTCCAGTCACCGATGAACAGGCCAAGTACGACGCCTCGGTTTTCCTCAAACACCATCCAGTGGTTGGCAGGGCCTTGCATCACGAAGTCACAACGGTGCTCCGATGGGCGCACAACCGAGGTGTTCAGGTCGGTCACAAACACCGCGTCACGAATGGGTGTGTTCAGCGGCACCAGGGTGCGCAGGGTGCGCGAGCGTGGTGAGACAGCCTTGCCCGACAGACTGTAGGTGAACATCAGCACCGGCTTGCGCTTGACGTTGACCACCTTGTTCCACATGTAGATGGAGTCTTTGAGGCCGAACGCAGTTTGCTCTGGCATCTTGGCGCGCTGCGACGGATAGATGCGACCCCACTCGCCATGCACGTCTTGACTGTAACCCATGAACTTGACGAAGGCTTCTGGTGTGGAAAGTTCGGCGATGAGGTTGTCAGCTTTCTTGGTCATGTTTGAATCCCCAGGTTGGTGGGCGCGTGAACACCCACCATGTTGCGGTTAGTTGAAGTAGCCAGTCACGCGCTTGTGGCGAGTTTCGAGTTTGGCGAGCTTCTTGGCATGTACCTTCATCTGCTGTGCCACATCCCGCTTGTGCTTGGTAGCCGTGACCCCAAGACGGAACGCCCTGTCTTCAGGTGTCAGCTTGGCGACAAACTCCGCGATCGAGGTGTTGGCGCTGTCGAAGTTCGGGTCGACGAAGGCCGTGAACGCTTCGTTGAAAGTGCCGGACGCGATGTGCTTGATACCCTTGTCGTACTCAAACTCAATCATCACCCAAGCATCGGGGCCACCGAGCATCGTCTCACACCCGTACTCGATTTCGGCCATGATGCCGTCGTCAAGTTCGTCAAGGTCAACAGGTGCTGGGAATGGCTCTGCGCGAACAATAGCCTCGGCTTCGCAGAGTATGCGGCGCTTGGCGCCAGCGCCTGTGGCAAACAGGTGAGACCACTCACCGTCGGCCTTGATGACCCAGTCGCTCCAGACAATCTTCTTGGTCCAGTTGAACAAGGCGCGTTCGTGCGCTTTGATCGTCACGTTGGAATTACGGTAGTATTCGGTGTTGGGTCGCGGATACTCTTCGGCGTCGTCACCATCGGCAGGTGCGGTGCCATCAACTTCTGCGCGGTAACCCAAGGCGGAAAGCAGGTCTTCAGGCGTGGCGATGCTCGCGATGGCCTGTGCAAACTTTTCACTCATGTTCGTAACCTCATCTATTGTCATAACCAATAAGCAGTACGCTCGGTGCGTCTCTGCATCACCATTATAGCATAACTGAAATCAGTAGTGCAAGGGCTTTAACGGTTACGCTGATAGTCAAGGTATCGCGTGTGGAGCACAGAGACGACAAAGCCCGACACGAGGCCGGGCTTTGTCTGTTACTGGTCGCGGAGTTCGCGCAGAATCTCGCGCTTCGCGATGGCACGCTCCATCTGGTGGCAGATGCGCTTGGCGATCTTGCCACTGTTCTGACTCGGGCCTTTGTTGTACGGACGACGGCTCCAGTATTCGTAGCCGGGACCTTTACTGCCTTTCTTCGTGCGGGACATTGTGACTCTCCGATTGGTTGCATAATCGCAATCGGAAGTCGAGTTGGTAGGTAGGTGTTTTCAAATGCGCGTACCTTTTCGGACAGCGTTCGGATTGACGATAGCCACATGAGGCGCAGCAGCACCTCGTTGGGCAGCGTCTTTGATCTGGTCGAGCAGTTCGTGGGTGTCGGAGAAGTCGATGGCGTGGCTACCGTCAATCTCAGCCTCGGAAACACCAGGACTCAGAGGACCGGTGCGCTTCGCACCTTTCTTGTACGGCAGATCGTACCCAGGTGGACGGACGTAGTCGTCGTGCGTGATGTACGAACCGTCGGTGTTCAGGTAACCCCAACCTTCTTGCGTGACGTTGCGTGGATGCCAGATCAAAGTCCAGACGCCACCCTTCGACACACGGACAATGCGGTGAAAGCGCTCTTTCGCGATGGTGAACAGCTTGAAGCGGCCGTGGCGAACATGCGTGTTGCGGAAGATGTGGCCGCTCTCCCCTGGGTAGTGATCGACGACCTGTTGTTCGTCGTACCAACCCTTAACCACGATCGACTTGAAGGCGTACGGGTGGTTGTGAGGGATGCGCTCATTGTCTGCGCGCTTGATGTGTTGCAGGCGCACGCACACAGGCAGCTTCCACTGAGGCGGCACGATGTACCAGCGATCAATGTAAGTGCCGATCTGGCGGTTGCCGTGATGGCCGAGCCACCGTTTAATTGTCTTGAGCATCATCCCTCTCCCGTTAGTCAGTCATGCTCGACTGTGACAGTGCTTTACAGAGGCCTTATTGCACCACGTATTTCTTACCACAGTTGCACGGTTTAGGAGACGCCGTCTTGCGAATCTCCTGGTAGGTTTTGTTGTCGCTGCTCACCGAGAAGAACGCTTCGGATGCAGCACCGTTGAGGGCTTTGTACCGCGTCTGCATCTTCGCACCTTCGAACATCAAGGCGTACGGGAACGCTTCCTGATTGACCTTCTCCCAGCCGGAAATGTCGAAGCAGGTGCGTTCGATTTCCTGCATCTGGAACTGCGGGACCTTCTGGTCAGTCGCAGTCCGATAGGTCTTCATCAGGCGGCCGTTGTCGCTAACGAGCATCAGCGCGCTCATTTCGATCTTGTTGTTCAGCGCCGTGTAGCTGATGGTGTCTTTGGTCTCGCGCACAATCGCCGGGACTTTGAACCAGGTGTCACCGTTGAACGTGTGGTTGGACAACTCAGGGCAATACCACGGACGCAGGAAGGCATAGATGTAGCCGTTGTACTCAAGGTTCTGAGGGTTGTTGCTCGGGAACACAAACACTTCCGTCATTTTTCAGTACCTCAATGGGGAAGAAGGTGGGTGTCTTACCGGCGCCGATGTACAGAGGACCTGGCGTGACGGTATACTCATAGGCCTCGATGTTTGCTCGCGTGCGCTTGTTGAAGTGCATGTGGACGAGCTCCTGTTCCTTGTTGGGAAGCAGACGCATGCCAGCAAGCACACCCGGTGGATACCGGAAGTGGTCGGTCGCAGACAATCGAATACCGGGTGCAGAAGTCAGGTAGCTGTGCTGGTTACCATCTGGATCGGAGAAGCGCATCACTTCGATGCCCTCGACAAACCCTCCGATCTGAATCCTTACGAGGCGCTCACCCACAGGAGTCAAGAGCAGGTGTTCGTGACTAGCTGGTTTCATCACGAACAGGTCGGCGATGCGTACCGCCTTGCGCGACTTCGCGAGGATCACGAAGTTGGCGCCACCGATCACGGTGCTGGATAGGGGCAGGTGTTCAAAACTCATTAGGTCCATCCGAGCGCGGAACTTGTTGAAGCAATCAGGATTCAAAGAGAATGGCATTGGGCAACCCGGCGCTCTCACACCGGGCCTCGTGGTTACTCGAAGATGAGGCCAGACTTGTTCTTGTCTGGGTTCTTGAGATAAGCCTTCACCCGATCCAGCGTATCGGCAGCTGCGCGTTCGCCAGGTTGCTTGAGGTCTTTGTTGAGCACTTTCAACTCGGCCTCAATGTCCTTGATCTTCGCTTTCAGCGCCGCGGCTTCCATCGCAGCCAGCTGGCGAACCTTCCGATCGAGAATGATCTGGGCGTCTTCCAGCGGAATCTTCATCGACTTCGCCAGCGTCTTCTCGGGATCGTCAGACTTCAACACCTTCGGCAGC